CTGACAATTTCCACTGCCTCTTCAACAGACCGAACGGTTGCCACCTTGATGCCACGGTTCCTTGCCCGTCGATGCCAAGCTTCCTGCTCATCGGACAGCCGGCCGTTCGGGAGCTTAACCTCTAGCCAGCCTGAGGGGGACACGATGCACAGGTCTGGCATTCCAGTTTCACCTGTTCTCACCCCCGATTTGCCTCTCTTTTCCTTAACTGCCGCTCGCACGACCCAGAAGCCCAGGGCCTGAAGAGCGTTCACGATGCGACGCTGGAGTTCGGTTTCAGACATCTTTGGACTCCCAGAGTACACAGCCGAAATCAGGTGGCGTACCGAGGTGAGCGTTCCCAGCGCAGGGCTCTCCATCTTGGCCGACCGCCTCCTCGAGCTTGAGGCACTGCTGCTCGTCTTTTGCAAAGTATGGCCGCCCGTACTCGTGTGTCGATCCATCGGGCAGCGTGAACGTCCCCAGTTTGCCCCAATGTTTACAGTTCTTGCAACTGTTCACAGTGGAGCCTCTTTCCATCCGTGCCCACACCTCCCGCACTTGGCTGCCCTGAGCCCGTCAACCCAGGGCGTAATCGCCACCACCGACCAGCGCATGGGGCAACGTGGCCTGAACGACCTCAGTGAGGCTTCCGTTCCATGGAGAAGTTCCATGTAGTCGATGCGCTTCTGGGCTGCGGCATCGAGGAACAGGGTGATGTAGTCGTGGGCCACGAGTTCATGTTCATTCATAGCTTTGCTCCTAGCTTAGCCAGTGCCTCCGCCTGCATCTCGGCGGGTGTTAGGAACGCGAGCCGCGCCAACTCCTCCGGCGGCTCGCGGCCCCAGCGCTCCTTGAACTCGTGACCGCAGTTCAGAGCAATGTCGGGCCAGTCGGTGTCGTAGTCACCGAAGTGCGTCTCGCGTGCTCGGCGCCGATTGGCTTCGTTGTTCGTTCGGTGAATCTCGCAGAGATGCTGATAAATGGCGTCACAGCGCAAACACCGCACGGTTTCCTCGACCTGGCCGCCCCAGATGACCGTGTGTCGAACGTATATGTGCCCGCGCTCGACCGTCTCTTTGCAGGCGTCGCAACGGTGCTCCTTTCGGGCGCGCCGCTGACGCTGGCTGTCCACAACGATGGGCTCACCACCATCATCGCAATCGACACTCACCGCTCCCCCCTCACAGTCTTCGCCACGACCTTACGGAGAGCCGTCACGTCAGCCACCACCAGTTCCGTGCCGTACTCAGAGAACGTAAAGCACGCCCTCAGCTCACGAGCTATCTTCAAAACAGCGTAAAGGCTCGGGCCAAACGTTCCGAACCTGTCCCTCTCCATGGCCTGTATTGTGAACCGGCTAACTCCTGAACGGTTGGACAGTATTTCCTGTGTCCAACCCATTTCTTCCCTGAATTTCTTCATCTGCTGGCCTAACGTCATGAGAGAATACTACACCATGGCGCTTGACATGTCTAGCCCAATGGGGCACTGTGGGGGACATGAGCTACGACAATTGGAAGTGCACCCCTCCTGAGGAGGAGCTGGAGACTGAGTCGTGCAGCCATGTGATTGGAACCTGTGCGTGTGATGAGGTGCCAGTTGATACTGGGGCGATGGCTGACACAGAGACGATAACGCTGGAGTGCCTGGAAAGGCTGGAGGCGCATGCCGCTCGCGTCCGCGCAGCGGAAGGAGGCAACAGTATTCGCTCGCTGAGTCTCGCCACCATCGAGACCCTGCTTGGTTGCGCCCGGAAGGTGCTGGAACAAGAGGCGAAGCCGGTGCCGGTGGGGGAGGTGACGCGAGAGCACCTCGTCGAGGCGATTTGCCGCCTGTACCCGAAAGCGGACAGCGAGGGCATCAGGGTGATGCTGATAAAGCCGCGCGAGGAGATTGCGGCACTGGCTCAGTTGTTAGCCACTCGCGAACTCGCAGCCTACGAGCGCGGGAAGGCGGAGCGGGAGCAGGCGGCCGAGGACAAGGCTTACGACTGGGCCATCGCTGACGCCATTACTCTCTCACACGCCCAGGCGCTAGCGGACTCGGCGGAGCGGGAGAGGGTGGAAGCTTTGCTCTACGCGGCGCGTGGCGTCATCAGCGCGAGCGAAAACAAGTACCCCGACCTCACTCGAGAGGAAGCCGAGCGCATAGCCATGGCCACCCTCCGGCGCGTAGTCGACACGTTCCCGCACTCGTGTGCAGCGGCAGAGAGGCTGGTGAGGCCGTGAGGGCGCTGGCGGAGCACCTCGGCAACTACGGCAAGCTGACCTTTCGCAAGCCGATGAATGGTTACGGGTGGCGAATCAGTGCTGCTTTGCCTGGCGCATTCCTGGATGGTTTCCGCGCAGAAGACTCGAAACCTGAGGGCGCCGCCATCGCTCTCGCGGAAAAGCTCAAGCTGATTCCGGAGGCGAAGTGACCAGCGACGAATTGATTGGCCGCGTCAGTGCGGCCCTTGCCGAGCGTGACCAGTTATTCGCTTACGTCGCAAAACTAGAGGCGTTCGGCGGACGGCTCGCCAACTGCGCATACAACATCAAGCAACAGACGAAGATGAGCGAGCACGAACGCAACTGTCTCATCGACAACTACGGCGAGCAGTACATGGGCTGCTCGCGATGCTTCATCGCTCTGCCACCGGAGACCCCCTAACCATGGGCCCAATCGAGCGAGAGCTGAGGACGGCGCCGGTGGAGAACGAGGACATTTACCAGTGGGCATGGACCTGCATAAGCGCCAGGAGCCGCAAGGTTGTTCAGGACGCATGTTGGTCAACCGGCGACGGGCTACTGACCGCTGGCGCCCGGCGCCTCGGTATCCTCCCCGACGTGCTCAGCGATGCTGTCGAATTTGCAGCAAGTGAGGGAATCTGATGGCGAAGCCCAACGTCTGCCCGACCTGGACGGTGCAGAAGCGCGCAATCGAAAAGACAAAGAAGAGACGGAAGGTGGTCTAGATGGCAAAACAGGAAATAGAAACGTTGATTCTGGCAGGCACGAAGCTCTCCAATTTCGCCTTCAATGTGGCCAGGGAGGAAGGGCGCATACCGGCACGCTGGCTCAATTCGGCGCGTGATGCCGTCAGCGAATTCGACAACGCGCTCAAGGCCTACCGAGGGGCGGCGGAGCGCCCGAAGAAGATGGTGAAGATACGCGCCATCAAAGCAAAGGGACGGAAGCGATGAGAACAACGAAAGCGCTCCGCCATCCGCGCAACCATTTACCAGACACCTTCTACACGATGCCTGGCAGCGCAGGCACCACCATGACCCGCAAGCAAGTTTCCGAGACGATGCTGGCTACGGGCGGCTGGATCATGTCCTGCGGCAGGGGCTACTCGATCAAGGCCAAACATCTTGCCGCGGGCGTCTACTCGGTGACTTTGGAGGAGCGATGACCAACCAGCAGGCGAGCAAACCGATTGAGTACGAGGCCAACGGCAAGCGCTATGTGCTGTTCCGCCGAGATGTGGCCCTGGACAGATACTCGGGAAACCTTGCCACCGCCGCCGACCTCATCGCAGCGCTCCAGGCCAACGAGGCTGTGCGGGCTGATGTGCTCGATGGTCTCGGCCATCGCGAGGAGGTAGAACAGCGCGTGGTAGCAAGCTGGAGGGCCCGCGCAGAAGCCGCCGAGGCGAGGGTGGTGGAGCTGACTGAGCAGCTTTCCGCGTCTGAGTCCGCCATCGACGCCTACCGCGACCAGCGAGAGCGCTTCTCTACGCAAGCGATGGAGGCTCGCCAGCAAGTCGCCTCCCTCCAAGCCCAGCTCCGCGAGAGGGAGGAGGAATGCCAGCGGCTGCGGGGGCAGCTGGAGGTGACGAAGCGGGAGTTGAAAGCTGTGCTTGGCCGCATCGAATCTGACGTCAACGAAGTGCGGAGCTATCTACTTAACGAGTCGGAGTTCGAGGAACACCCGATTGTTCAGTTGTCAGCATCGGTGCTGAGAATTAGGAACCAACTTGCCGCCTCGGCCATCCAGCCCCCGCCGGGGGAAGGCGTGATGGATGAGAGAGCTACAGCCCTGCCGGGCATCGTCGAATGCTGCGGCGCAATTTGGTACCGACGTGTTGCGCATCCGAATGACTCGAATTCCAAGTGCTGCCGCTGCGGTGGCCGCCTCGCCATCGGTGAGGAATTCTTTCGGGGCAGGTTTACGCAACACGCCGTACATCCGCGTTGCCTAGAGGCTGAGATAGCGAAGCGCCGCGCGCAGAAGGAGCAGGCGTGATGGTTCACCACTGCCACGCGCTCGGTTGCAAGGCTGCCTGTCCGCCCAGATGGCTCATGTGCAAGCCGTGCTGGTCCCAGGTGCCGGCCGACATTCAGGCCGAGGTGTACCGCACCGTCAGCATGCGCGGCCCTAGTTGCGATCATACCTGGGCACCGTGGTGGCGTGCCCAGGCGCGAGCGATTGCGCATGTTGCTCACCTGACACAACCGAACGAAGCGGCGCGAGACCGTTACCTAGCGCGCGAACTGGGCTTCGCCGACACGCTGGAGCGCTGCGCGCAGAAGGAGCAGACGTGAGCGGCGCCTCAGAACAGCTTCACACCGCGGAGAATCAACAGCGTGGCGGCTGCAATGGCGGCGAGGCCCAGCACCAGGATGACCACCGCGCGCCCGGTCGGGGTGAGTCCGGCGAGCGCGCCTAACGCGACCTTCGCCTTAGGCGGCGCGTCGGACGGGATTTTCACCTGCGAGTCCTCTTCCTCGTCCGTGTAGCTGTGGAGCTGCTGGCGGGTGATACCGGCGTCCTGCTCTAGCTGTCTGACCCGTCGTTCGAGGTCAGCGACGTGTTTTTCCCACGTCTCAGGTAGACGCTGGCCCGGAATGCCTGGGGCGTGAGGCGGCGTCACGGAGCTACCCTAGCCAGTACCGCAAGCGCGGCTGCTACAATGCTCACGAGCGCAGGGAGCCAGATGTGCTGCTCGAGTCGAGTGACGCGCCTCTCGGTCGCTTGAGCTGTGTTCAGGAACTGGAGCTGCCTTTCGCTGATGCTGTGGACGATGTCGCGGATGTCGTTGAGGTCGGAGCGAAGCAATGGGCGCTCAATGGGGGTCGTTTCTTCGTATTGTTCCATGCTCACTCCTCGTCCTGAATGCCAGGGACGCTGTACGGTTGATTGCGGACGAATCCGGCTTCCGGGGGCGCTTGAGCGAGCAGCAGGGGCTCGATGCTGTAGAAGACGATGCCCTGGCGTGGTCGAACCTGTTGGCGCACGCCGGGCTGATTCCCGTCGACCGAATGCACCTTGCCATCGTGCTCGTAGGAGTAGAGCAGGTGGTGTTGGAAGGGTTGCGGTAGGTAACCGATGTCACCGCGTGACGGGGTTCGCGTTTGCTTGAGCCCGGCCGGACCGAGGAAGCCGATCCCGTCCTGCCAGTAGATGTCCTGGGCGATGCCGGCTTGCTTGAGGCACCACAGGGCAAACCCGCCGCACCAGTCGCGCGTCTTGGCGTACGTCTTGGCCTGAGCGTCGCTCCACTCGGGAGGAAGGACCGAGCGCCAGTACTCATAGACGCGCTGGGAGCCCTTGCGTTGCGGGCCTATCTCGGCCTCGGCTATCTCGATGATGCGAGCCCTTGTCGTCACGACGCCACCTGACAGGGAGTAAGCAGTAGAGGAAGAACCAGCGCATGGGTCATTGCGTTCCTTCAGACGATGACGGTTCGAATCTGACCAGGTAAGACTATGCCATCCGCGCCAACAGCTGCTGGACGCGACGCGGTGAAAAGCAAGTTCCCGGCGGCAGCAGCATCATGCTCGGCCCAGTAGGTACCCGTTGCCTGCTGGGCCAGTGATACCTGGGCAACGGTGACGCCGCTTGCGCCCCACGTTGTCGCTTGGGTCATGGAGACTCGCGACCCTGCTTGCGCTCCAGCGCCGTCCGGGTCACCAGCCCAATAGCTACCGTACGTGGTGGTGAGCCACGCCGGCGCGTAAGGAGTACCGCCGAATGCAAGCCCCAGTAATCCGTGCAGAACATCGTCGGCGAAGCCGCCAATCGATGCGTTGTCCTCACCAGTGATGGTGATGGCTCCGGTGGCGAACTGTGGCGCCCCGGTAGCAACAGAGACGGCCACGCCCGAGGAGAATGCCTGCTGCGCTAGCACCGCTCCCGCCCCTTCTGTGGCGCTGTCGGTGAGCTTCCAGCCCCATACAGTCGGCCATGTGCCGCTCGGTGTCGGGAAAGTGAACGCAACCCCGTTGCTTACCATCCTCCCGGCAGGGGCCGGCCACGTAGTGGCGTCATTCGTGTTGGACGCTGGTGCGTAGCTCGCGGCCGTCCCCGGCGTAAGCGGAATGCTGAGCGCAGCATCCGCATAAAGGTGAATGTAGTGCGTAGCAGCCGGCGAATAGCTGCCCTGGTCTCGGGCGTGGTTTACCAGCGCTGTCCGTAGAGCCGGGCCTAGAGACCCGAGGGTGATAACCGCCATGATGACCGCCGCTTCCCTCTCTCCGTACGTGGCGTACCCGGCTTGGTTTGGGTGCAGCCCATCCGCGCCCGCGTAGGTAACTCCATCGGACTGGTCACGAGTGATGGCCCGCCGCGTGTCGTTTGTCCCGACTACCGCTGCGGATATCTGCAACGCCCGGAATGACGCCGCGTTGTTTTGGTTGGTCAGTTGGTAATTGGTGCACACCACGAAACGGTCAGCGCTTGTCCCAACTACGGACTCGACCACGCCGTGAGCCAGGCCATAGTTTGTCGCCCAAGCATCGATAATCGCTTGCTCGGGACCGGTTGGCGTCGGGTAACCGTAGCGAGCTTCGTACTCACCCTGGTCGCTGATGTGATGGTGAACGAACGAATCATTCGGGTGTGCGGCCTGGATAGCGGCCCATGCCGCAGTTAGGGAAGCGAGTCCAGCGGTGTACTGTGCGCCACCGGGAATCCACCCGTTTGCCGCTGTCGAGCCGAGGTAGATATCGACAATGATCGGCCTGTATGCCTTTGCAGTGAGGATTCTACCTACGGTGTAGGCGGCGCCCGTGCCACCAGAGGCGTTTCCTAGCAGGGGGCCCAACGTTGCCGGTCCAGTGCCAAGCTCATCTTTCCAGAAGAGGTTGCCCCCGATGTCGGCGCCGGCTTCGCCGGAGCCAGGCGTGCCGCCGGTGTTGCTCTGTCCCGGCCAGCCGCGCCAGAAAATGTGCCGAACGGTCATGACCACCTCGCCAGCAAGTAGTTGCAGACACGTGTCCGTGCGGCCGCGTCGTGCTCCGTGCTGAAGAGCAGAACCTCTCCCACTTGAGACCCGGTATTCGGAGTGTCAGGCGTCGAGTCTGGGCGGCAGAAGAGCGCAAGCCGGTTCGGACCGGTTCCGGGCACATACGACGGGTCCAGGGTCGCGTTGTTTGGGTCGTCAGCCGCATTGCTGAGCGAGTGCTTCACCCCCACGCCGGGAGAGTGCCAGCAGCTCACTACCATGTTTGTGCTCACAGCACCGGTGCTGCGAACGGTCAGCACCGTGGCGGGCGCCGTCTGAGCGTACTCGTACTGAGACACACCGACGCGCCGTCCCCACGTTCGAGTGGACGCGCTTGCGACGCCAGAGTTGCCGACGCCGACAAGGACGCCGCCGCCGGTCGCCGTGTCCGCCTTCTCGAGCACGTAGATGGTGTAAGGCTTCGATGCGTTCGGACAATCGAGAGGTCCAACTGCTGCCGCCTCGGTCGTCAGGAAGTAGTGAGCGATGGTGGTGGGATGGAGTACCGGTTTCCCATTGAGCCCCGTCGCCTCGTATGGACAACTCGACGCTGCCGGCATCGCCACGCCGCTGACCTTGTTGTTGAAGGTCGTCACGGAGGTGCCGCCGCTCACCGTGTACGAGGCAGCGTCAAGCATATCGAGCCAGAATACGCCGCCGCCTTCACTTAGTGGTGAATACGAGCTGAAACTAATCACCGAGTCCACAACGATACGTTGTGAAATTACGATTTGACTTAGACCAGACGGGTACCCGCCGTAACTGGAACCTGGCTCTGGGTGCCTCCCGAGCTGGCTACCAATGGTAGGATACCCCCGCGTCGGCATCAGACGCTCGGGGCGCGCTCGGGGCTGAGAGCCAGCGAGACAATCCAGGGGCTTTGAGCGGAACCAGTATTCACCCACTCGACCTTGAAGTCGTCCATGTGTTCGATCAAAGCGTCGTACAGGTCCTCCTCTGTCGTGGACGCAGCGGAGAACGTGTCCACCAGGACCCAGTTCGCCCCTCGGTCGTTGGACTTGTACAGGTTCACCGTGCCGGCGGATGAGTGCCTGACACCCAGAACGAAGCGTCTGTACCCGATGCCAGGGGCCATTCGCTTGCCAGGAAACGCCAAAACGCTCGAGAACAACACGTAAGTGTTGGAATCAGCCCCAGGCGTCGACCCCGTGTAGGTAATTACCGCTGTGTTCATTTGTTCATGTCCATGAGGTTTTTGAGGACCGCCGCCGCGAACTGCGCCTCTTCCTCGGAGATAGTATCACGAGGCTTCTCGTCGCGCTTTGTCGCAATCGACCCAGCCGGACGAGCTGCTTGTCCGCCCCTTACGTGAAGGGCGCGCCAAGACGGGACGGCCTGCTCTAGGAATCGGTCGATGACATCCGACGCTTCCTTGGTGGCCTCCATCTTAGGCAACCCACCGGAGACGCTGTTGAGGGTGGGCACGGCTCGGAGGGTGTTGTTCATCTTCACGTAAGTCCCTCCGCCGCTGCCGATACCGGAGATTGCCCTCCCTAGGTATTGCTTCCAGTTTTGGGCGTCACGGAGGCGCTGGATATTACGGATAGCCTCCTCATTGTCGAGACCGGACCTCCTGGCAAGTCCAAGAATCTTCTCGCTAACGATTGCATTCTTGGGGTCAGCGGTCCCCAGGATGCGACCTTTGAAACCATCGTAATCTTCCGCCCGGATTCTAACCTGCGGCTCGGTGCCTTCAGCCATGGCTGACACCTCGTCGCCAGTGGGCCCACGGGTACCATCGGTGAGCTTGATGCGGAGGATTCCGTCCTTATCGCGGTAGGAATCGGTGACCTTGAACGAGCGCCCCGTGGGTATGGCGACTTCATCGAAGGTGTTAAGACCAGGGACGTTTTCCAGGTCCAATCCCGATGAACCCTCGATGCTAAAGAGCACAGGCTCTCCCTTGGAGCCTTTCTTGGAAAAAGCGGCTGCGTGGTTCTCGTCTTTTGACGTGGACCACAGATGATCGCTTTTGGTTTTCCCTGAAGCGATGAGTCGTTGGATTTCCTCCGGTGGCATCCGCGCACCGCGGAACACCGTCCCCTGGTACCCAAGACCTTTGTCGACTGCCTCGGCGATGGCCTTGTTCGCGGCGTACTGCGCCTGTGTAGCGCTAGCAGTGCGGTTCGTGTCCTTTGGTCTAGAAAAGTCACTGCGTTCGACATCGGAAGCCACTGCACGCTCCGTGTTGAAATACTCCTGTACCTTGGGGAGGCTGGGGTGAGATTCGAAGAACTTCACAGCCTCGGATGGCCCAGGCCCACCAATGCGCACAGGCGCTGGCTCTAGCCGAGGCGGGAGCCCCATTTGTCGGTTGTCGAACTCTTGCAGGTCTTGCTCTCGGCTTTGACGTGCCTTCATCCCAGCGTAATCGCTGACGGGTTGCGCGTTGCCTTCAGTGTCGCGAATAGCGTAGGCGTCCACCCGAGTAGGCTCGTTGAACTGAAGCTCGTCTCGCCCCTTTCGCAGCATCGCCGAGACCTTGTTGATGTCAGGGTCTGGTTTCTTGGCATCTTGATTGGCCCAAGAGTCGACCTCCGAGATAACGTCGTCCAATTCCTTGGCCGTGAGGTTACCCTTCTGGCGAATCTTCCTGGCGTACCTCTGCAAAGCAGTCCGCTTAGCCTTCGCCTGGGGCGTCATCCCCGGCATGTCGTTGGCGAACTGGATTATCTCTTCGGCCAATGGGCTGGTGTCTACGGTCGCAGAACCGAGGCGCTCCCTGGCGATGGCGGTCTCTCCCTTTGCCCTGACAGAGGCCGACTCTTGCTCCTTGAGCCTCTGGCTCAATAGCTTCGGCGCGACTGCGTCAGCTATGCGGCTGTCAGCCGTAGTTCGAGCTGCGGCCGCTTCTCCGGCGAATCTGTCAAGGTCCGGAGGAAGAACCGGCTCACCGAGCGGCCCCATCTTTACTCCCGAAGCCTGTCCGTGAAGGAGGATATCCTTCGGAGTCCCTCCAGCTATGCCCCTGGCGCCTAGCTTCGCCAGGCCGCCAAGCGCTTCGCCCCCAGCCCCGAATGCGGCACCATACCCAGCGCCGCGGAGGGCAGCCCCTGGTAATCCCTGAGTTGTTTCGTAAAGCCGCTGCGCTGCCTCTTCTGCGGTGTCGCCAGCGTCCAAAGCATCAGCGGTGAACCTGGCTATCTCCCGCAGAGAGGCGTCCGTTGCGCCGGTAGCGGCAGCCGACGTGATCCCCTTGACGGCTCCAGAGATGCCCTTGGAGCCTAGACCCGCTTTGCCCAAAGCCTTGGCGGCGGTCGTGGCGATTCTTGACGGTAACCCCGTGGGAGTCAGCGTCCCGACAATTTCGCCACCCATTGCAGCGTTGGGATTCCTGGAAACGCTACGCCCCTCCTCCTCGTTCTCTGTGGGGAGAGATAGACCGCCTGTCATGCCTCGGACGGCGCCAGTGGCGGCAGCTACGGATGGGTCCAGTGCCTTCGCTTGAAACTTGTCAACGTCGCCCATCTCCTTGGTATGGTCAACCCGGGAGATGGCGTAGCCGTTCTTCATAGCGTCGGCCAGGGCATGTTTCCATGAGGCATCCTGGAAAGCTCTGAACGTAGTGGAATCCTCAAGTTCCTTGTCAGGCAATCTCGACAAGTCCTCAACGAGGTTGAATTCCTTCTTGAGCCTGCGGGCGATGTTACCGTCGGCCATTGCTGACCGGAACTCGGCCACCGATGGCTCGTAGAAGTAATGCCTCTGGAGCGCAGTAGGCATGAACGCCAACGGGTTGGCCAACGACAGCTTCGGCTTCGGTGGCACGTAGTCCGGAGGGTCGTTGAATATCTTCAGCTTCGAAGCATTCGGGAGCGAGTCGTCCTTGGTCGCCTGGCGCACCTGCTCAATTACCTGGGTACGCTTGGGGTCTACGGCCAGGTTCTGAATAACGTTAGGCTGTGAGAGATCTATGCTATAGCCGGCCTTAGTGGCCTGGTCGCTAATTCGAGCCGAATCGTCAGCCTCTGTCTGCTGAACGGACGACTCGTTTTGGAGCTTATCGAATGCGGTTCCTGGCCCGATACCCTCAACTAGGGTTGCCTTTTGCGGCATGGCGAGAGATTCCCACCGACGCATGGCGTTAGTGAGCTTCTTTGGGTCTTTAGCCTGGCCACTTTGAAGCAGCCCCTGAGCTTGGTCATACTGTTCCTGGGATGTGATGGGCATCAGTAAAGGTCTTCTTCTCGGGACTCGACCGGAGTCGAGTCGTCAGACCTGCGGATGGTCTTCCCTAGAGCCGCCTTACGTCGCTGTAAGATAGGCGCATCCACCTTGCCCTCGTTCTGGGCCGCGTACGCCTCCTCCAGGTCAGCCGCCACCTCTTCCCGGGTAGCTGCGTTGATGCGACGCTGCTCCGCAATGACCATCTTGATCTTGTTGACGAAGCTCGGGTCAAGAGGGCCACCAGTCCACCTAGAGACCGTGTTCCTCGCGGAGGCAATGACACCGTCGAGCTGATCATAGCGCGCTCGCTCGCGCTCACTTACCGTGGCGCCAGACCTCGACTGTACCAGCACGTCGACAGCGTTGCGTTGGAGCGCCGGGTCCGAAGAAGAGGCCAAAGCTTCAGCTTGAGCTAGCAACCGGTCGCTCTCATTGAGCTTACCTACAGCACCTCGAGCCTCTGTGATGTAGAGCTTGATTGACTCTGCGCGGTCCTCTTTCGGCCCCAGAGCCTGAAACTTCCCTGGGGTACCCACTCCGCCGCCCCACTTCGGCCTAGTGCCGAGCTTCGTGCGCTCAAGGTTGATAACCCGGTTAGCTTCGCCGTTAAGGTAGTCCATGCCCAACTTGATGGCATCCTTCGGCGCTACGCCATCGACCTCGATGAGCTTCGAGGCCATCGCCTGGGCGCGCTTAGCCGCTGAACCGATCTCTGGGTTCTCGTGCTGAAGAAACGGTTCGAATACGCTAGCAACCATCGGTGTCCACCTACCAGACGGGCCGGACGATTCGTAGAGCGTCTTCCCTCCCTTGGACACGACAGTGGGCAGTAGCTGGCTAGAAAGCCGCCGCGGTGCTGGCGCGGTTTCCGCCGTTTGTTCCTCTCCAATCTTGAGAGGAGTCGGGTCTTCCTGGTCCAGATCGACAACGCCACCCTCAGCAGCCGCCGCTTGCTTGACCTCAGGAGAATCCACGTCGCCCATATCCACAGGCGCCGTATCTTCGCTTTGCTCTGGGAATTGCTTCTTGAGGTAGGCTTTCATCTCCGGCGTGGTGCCTGGTGCACCGCTGGCCGTTGACTCCATCCTTTCCGGTAACCCGCCAGACTCATCGATGAGCTTTTGCTCAAATTCCTCCTGTGAAAGCTCAGTCTCTTGAGCCTGCTGACCAGTGAAAGCTTGCAAGTCTGGTCGACTAACGAGCGGACGTTCGCCAGTGAACGCGCGCAGGTCTGGAGCTTGCTGCTTGGAGCCCACGTCCATCCCGAAGCGCTTCAGCATCTGCGCTGCTCGAGAAAGGCGCACCGGGTCTCCCTGGTCCTCGGCGTCCTGGTATTCAGCCAGGAGTGCCTCAACCTGCTTTTGGTCGTCCTGTGAGAACTTCCTGTCCTGGTACGCCTGCTCCATAGAGAGACGCTTGTCCGCTCGCGTGTTCTGCTGCTCGTTCTCCAGCTTCCGCTGCTTCATCTCCTTGTTCCCCTGAACAACACGCAGCAAATCCTGCGACGTTGCTAGGCCCTCGAGAGGGCGGTTGTTCATCGGCTGGAGGAATCCGGAGAATGGGTTCATGGTTAGCCGTAAAAGGAGTTGTAGAGACTGGCAGCCGTATTCGCGTATCCGAGCGTGTCGTTCGCGTTCGTGCGCTCGTTGTTCGCTGCCTGGTTACCAGCAGCTACGCCGCCAGAAGAGGCCTGCTCCATCATGGCAGCGTCGTTGTCCAAGGCCGGAAGAATGGTGGACTTGTACAGGTCGGCCATCCTGTCACCCATCGACATCTGGTTGTTGAAGTAATCCTGCCCCCGAGTCCGTTGTGCGCCTTGAGCAGCAAGGGCTGCGTCCATCCCGGCGTTGGTCCGACTCAGCCCAAGCTGAGAAGCGTCCAGGCCGAGTTGCGAAAGCAGCTGTGTCCACTGGCGCTCATTGTTGGCGTTGTTCAGGGAGTTGGTGTCCGCTTGACCTGCGAGTTGGCCGCCTAAGCTTTGCCATCCTCGCTGTTCCCCCAGGCGCTGGAGGTTGTAGTCGGCTTCTTTCAGGGCTTGCTGTCCGTCCAGGTCAGTGAACGCCCTGGCAGTCTGGTCGTTGGCGGCGGATGACCCGTACGCGCCCCTGGCCGCCATGGCCTGATTGATAGACTCGGCGGCCCGGTTCTTGGCGTTGTCGAAGTAGGAACCAAACCCAGGCTCCGAAGAGATACTCGGCATCGCGCCTTGAAACTGGTTGTTCCAGGCTCCAGAGTTATCTGTCGTTGCCGGCCTGGCTCCTGGGTTCGAGTATTTCCCAACCAAGCCCTGGTTGTTGACCTCGCCAAATGACGGCGCCTGCCAGACGTTGGAATTGGCGTTGTAGTACGACTCGCCGGCCCCTGGTCCGGATGTGTTGACGCTGGACAGGTGGCTCTGGGCTTGTCCTGGCTGGATCCCGGGGCCCTGGTTGCCCCAGGATGGTCCGCCGCTCTTCTGGTTTAGCCAACTAGGCGTCGCTGGTTGGTTAGGGGCTGACCAAGTTGAACCGTCACGGATATCGTTAGGCATCAGATTCTGTTTCCTTTGGCTGGGCCTGTCGTAGTCTGACTACCCCAGCTGCTGGAAGACTCCCGAACTGGCTCTACCCATTGGGGGCCCGAATCACCGTACTGCCATTGAGCCGCAAATGGCGCGTCCGCAGTGGACTGGTGCTGAAAACGCTTGTACCCGTGTCCGAATCCGGACTGAGGCTCGTAGACCTCTTGGTGGGACATGGGTTTGTAGCCGAAGTCTGTCCCTGCATTGGGCAGATAGAGCCCGGGTGGCTGAGGTTGTGGCTGAGGCGAGCGCTTGGGCCCACTGCTGCCGCTGTCGAACGCCCCGGTGACGTTCAGTGGGTCGAAGACGGCCCTTCCGATCCCTCCGAGTACGCCGCCCATTACCTTCGGCCGCCTCCGCCGATGCCGAAGCCGGTTGCACTCATGGGTGACTTGCCGAAGTCCTGAGGAACACCGGACACGCCGCTCTGTTGCTGACCCGGGCCCATGAACTGCATACCAGGGGGCATCTGTTGACCAGGCTGCCCGGCGCCCTGACCTTGCTGAGGCTCGCCGCCGGTGATGCCGAGCATCTTGCCTACGCCAAGCGGGTCAGGCAGGCCGCCGAGTAGATTCTGGAGGAATCCCCCACCGCCCCCTTCGCCGCCGCCGCCGAATAGACCGCCGCCGCCGCCACCGCCGCCTAGGATATTACCCATGGGAACCTCGAGTGCCTCCCCCAATGGGGAATTGTGAGAATGGATTGGTTTGAGCCGTTGGATACGAATGTTGAATCGGCGAGTCGTATTTCTCTTGGTTTGATGAGAAGACCTCTCCGAGCGAAGGGGGCGGTGGCAACTGTTGCGCTGGCGCCGGCTGCTTTTCGTCGCCCTTCAGAAGCTGCATGGCTACCGGGATAAGAGCTGCCCATGCCATCAGCGCCTCCCGAAAATACCCAGCGGGTCTATTGGGTTAAAACCCATCATGCCTTGGGGCCGCGCCTGCTGTGGCTGAATGGGCTGCTGAGGCAAATCGTGACCCATCATCCTCTGCGGCGCTCTCGTGAGACCTCCGACCCCAGGAGCCTTGGCGTTCGGGTCACCCCAGAGCGTTTCCAGAGCGTTGTTTCCTCCCTGGAAAGCTGATGTCATGTTGTTGAGCGCATTTAGCCGCGCTTGCATTGCCTCAGGCCGGTACGCTTGGAGGTCCTCTCGGGACGCCTTGAGGGCCTGCATCTGTTGCTGCTGGCCGGCCGATTCGCCGCCGCCCAGGATGCCGCTAATTAGTCCGCCCATTATTGCTCCAATACTTCGAAGTCTTCGCTTGCTGAGACCAGGATCAACTCTTCCGTTCCTGTGAACTCGAAACGCCACTGTCTACGGCGGTAGGTTCCAAGTGACCTGAATTCTAGCACAGGATGTGTATCTCCGGACCTACCCAAGTCGATCGGGATCGAAGGTTCCCACGGGCCCGGCTGGTCTCGGTATGAGAAAAAAGCCTGGGGCCCGGTGCCGCCGTTCACAGTCCCACGACGCAGGGCGAAACGGACGCACTGACAGTGTTTTTTCTGGTCAGTTCCACGTGAAACATAGCCCGTCTCGACGTAAGCCTTGATAGGCGTTCCCAGGTCAGTCAGTGCGTCCGTGGTTAGCTCCCCGATGAAGCCTTCCGTTGTCCCAACAACGTTGACGTTCGTGTCCTGGCGGAGGTGGTGACTGAGTACCTCGAACGGCGCGAACCCGGTGGTGCTAGCTACCCAACCTGACCACTGGCCCCAGCCTGAGCCGGTTTGGTAGACGAACGTCCGGCCGTCTGTGGGGAATGTCCACACCAGACAGTCGACATTTCCCGTCATGACCCGGTAGCCGTAGCAATCGGAGTAGGTGTCCATCTCGTCCAAGCTCTTGGCTATGGGGTCGGAGATGACCTTGATGCTTCGACCGTCGCTCACGACGAATCGCTGAAACTGGTCCAACCAGGCGAACGACTGGTCAGTCTTGATGACCGAATACGGAGCCCCGCAGCCGTACTCCCTCGTCGCCTCCGGCAGGTAGACTGCTGAGGCGTCGGGTCCGTAGACCTGGAGCGTGCCTTGGCCAAAGACGAAAACATTGTTGGTGTTTTCGTGAACGGCCACGACGTTGTCTGGGCGGGCTTCGGCGGTGATGTACCCCGCTGGGGGAGCAAATGACCAATTCTCGGCTCCGGAATAGTCCGAGTCACCGATGAACGTGGAAGAATACCTGACAGCGGTCTTGTTGAGCAGAACATCGTTGGCAAGCAGCCTGGAGGCGTGAGCGATGACGTGCGACGCCATCGGCGGGTTTCCCCCAAGCGTCTCAATGACTCGAGAGGAGCGGATGTATTTGAGCATCTCGCGCCCGCCAGTGATCACCACCAGAGCCTCCGTCTGAGCGAATATCGGGCGTAGCTCTCCGGGAACTGCCGCCGTGAGTGCACGAGCTAAGCCTCCCTGAACTTCGTAGACTACTCGTCCTGGTCCGCCTGAGACGGCCAATAGCCGCCCGTCATCTGTGGCAAATAACCCTTCAATACCTGCCGAGTTCACGACGGCCTCCGGTGCTGCGGGATACGTCCTGATTCCAGGCCTCCGTGTCACGGACCCGCTGGGGTCCACAACGACATTCATCGAGACCACGCCGGCCCCAGCCAGAGGCTCTACGCCTGAGGCTTGCTGATTGGTGAACGGTATGGGTTGAGCCATTAACCTACGCGGACGTCCACGATATGCCAACGGTAGGCGTTGTCAGTTGCCAAGTCCGACAAGACGCAGGTTAGGTAAATCGACTGGCCGTTGTTTACAGCCGTCGCCCCTCCAACGAGCGAGGTGTAGGTGCCAGCGAAGGTGACGGACGCCCAGTTCCCGCCGCTGTTGTTGAGGATGTATATCCCTAGCTGTTGAGAAGGGAACAACATCGCAGGCATCGTTACCGTGGGAGCCGTACCGGTTGACACTATCTCGGCCAGGGAAACGCAGTCGAATACCGTGTATGCCGCCACCGCCCCAGACTCGCGGCTTCTGTCGCTTGTCTCCAAAAACGACCCCTTGGCCAAGGGGACCGTGGCAGAGTTGCCTGAGTAACGCTTGATGCAGCCAGGGAAAAACGTGCCATTGACACATATCTTCCCGCCGCCCAGGAAAATAATACCGACATTGAACGAGTTTGCCGTGGATACAAAGTGGCATTCGCCGATGGCTACATTCGCGAGCGTCGAGACTACGCGAACGCCGGACAAGTCAGTAGGCGGTACGGACACTGACGACCCATCGAAGATGCACCCGAAAATCGCGTAGTAAGAAGGCAGTAGCCCCGTGACGGAGTCTAGTCGAATCAGTTCCTGGTTGTACCCAGCCGCGCCAGAGAAAAACCGGCAATCCGTCATCGTCACATCCGCGGCGAGGTAGGCCGCATACCCTGCGTATGCAGTGAACCGGCAACTGTCGAGCCTAAGCTTGCCGCCATTGGTAAACGTCCTGATGAGATTCCCGGCACAATTGGAGCTAACTCCGAACACGCAGCCGACGAACCTCACGTTCACAGCGACGGTGGAGTAAAACTGCTCACCTGTGTTCGACTGAGAGGCGTCGAAAGAGACGCCATGGATTAAGATAGGCGCGCTCTGGGCCGTGCCAGAGGTTAACGTGAGAATCCTGGCGTTCGAAACGGAGCTGGTTTTGATGGTGACCTGGTTAGCCCCGATGCCGATGAGGCTCACCCGGTGGTCCCACTCGATGGCCGTAGAAATCAGGTAGGTGCCCGCAGGCAGGAACACCACGCCGCCGCCAGCCGCTACCGCAGCGGCCAGCGCCGCCTGGATAGCAGCTTGGTCGTTTGCGACCCCATCGCCAACGCCGCCGTAGATTGGGCTCTTTACGTTGTAAACCAGGCCGGTCAACCCGCCGAGTGCATTTGTCAACGTGGTGGCCGCACCCCCAACAGAGACCTTCCAGTCCGGAGCCCCGGCATTGGTCACCCATAGATCCAATACAGCCTGGAGAGTGGTAGGCTCGTTGACCGCAGCGACGCCGGAGACGTAGTCATTGCCAGTGAACGACGGGGAGATGACCTCCACGTTCCTCGATGCATATCCGTCGGTCCAGGACCGGATTACCGTACCGTCTGGAGACTTGGCCACAACATCGACGAGCTGGTTTACGTAAACCTCCACCGCGCCATAGGCGTCCAAGTCAATGTCATCGCCGGACGAATCAGAGGTGGACGCTTCAAAGTCGAAATAAACGGTGGCCCGAGTAGAGGTACCGCGGATGTAAACCTCGGCCCAGCCATTGGCCGCTGCGGCGATGCCAGCGTTAAGCGTGCTGATTAAATTCATCTACGGCTCCATCCAGTGCGGTGAGCGACAACGAAACGAGTGGGAGCCTTCTGGGCTGAGTAACTCTTGCACTTGTCGAGGTGCTTCTCGGCTATCTGCTCGAAGTAGCCTACCCGGCCTGGATTTAGCGAGTAGCTCGAGGCCAGGAGCGCGCCCAGCTTGTAGGTGATGTGGAGCGTCCAATACCTCTCCACATCAAGCGTCTTGGCTCCGTCGTTGGAGTCTGCCGCAAGTCGGTGGACCTGCATTCGGAGCGTACCCAGGTCGGCCGCCGTTGGAGTGGGCCAGACTCGCAACTCGACGGGGGAAGCGGCGCGGTGGGAGTAGTACTGGAGCGGGCGCCCGGTCATGTCTTTGGCCGTCTGGAGCTGCCAATCCTCGCGTGAGATTGGGATAAGCGGGATCTCCCCTCCGGCGTGGTTGATGTCCACGGTCCCTGGCGGGATGTACATTATCTGACCAACCACATCGATGACGTCAGCGTTCAGCACATAGGCCGACTGTCCCGCCACGAGTGCCAGGGTCTCGAACGCCACGGCGCGCGCCCGGAGGCCATCGGCTTCCAGGTCGTCGAGTATCATCTCCAGGAAGTCTTTAGCCAGGGCTTGCTTGTCGAACGACAACGATTGCGACTCGTTGACCACGCCGATTAGCTGATGGGCACGCTGACAAATCTTAGCGATGTCCAGCTCGCGGGTGCGGTTGGCGTTGATGGTCATCCGTTGATGCTCCGACTGACCTCGACCCAGGACGAGCCACGCCATTCAAGTGTTATCGAATCATTCGTGGTGCCCAGCGTGCAGTCGCCTGCAATTTGCAGGTTCCCGGTTCCGTCCTTCACGACCACGTCACGTGCGCTGTTCGCTATGCGAATACCGACACGGTCCCCTTCCCTGCCGGAGTAGCTGATGGTGGCCAGGTTATCGGTGGCCGCGCCGCCTTCCGTGTCAACTTGCAAGAGTCTGAGCCCATGCGGGCATGTGACAGCGTCACTGGCGATGGTGAGACTCTGGCGCTGCACGTCGAGGTTCCGAATGGTCGGCTCACTCGTTGTCCCTACGGAGGTGGCGAAGGTCCTAAAGGTATTCCCCTCGATGTAGTGGAATTGGTTGGCCTGCGCATCAAAAGTGACGCCGGTTCCAACGCTAGTTGGCGCATAGCCGCTATTGTTGACCACGTTCAGGTCTTGGCAGCTCCCCGAGCCGGAGCAGTTGATATAGATCCCGTTTCCACCGGTCGCTCCGACTGGTAGCTCCGAGTAGTTGCCGGTTACGGTACCTCGGATGCAGTCACGGATGCGAATGTGAACCCCGTTCGTGTTCGCCCCAAAAGTCTGATTCCCTTGGCATGTGAGCCCAGTCACATCCTCCAGGTAGAGCGACTCGTTGGCGGTACCACGGATGATGTTTCCGTTTACGGTGAGCCCGCTTACTGTGGCACCAGCCAGCGTCCGGATGCCATGCGTTCCACCGTTGATGGTGTTCCCGATAACGGAAGCGTCTTGGAGATTGCCGTTTAGCGAGATGCCGACGCTCGTCGGCGTATCAACCAGATTCCCGTCAATCTTCAGCCTTCGTAGTGTGAACGCGCCAGTCGTGATGCGGATGCCATGCGCGCCGCAGTCGCTGAAACTGTTCCCCTGGATGACGATGTTTTCACCGTCGGCCTCCATTGCGTCCAGCCGCAGACCACAGGCATAACCGTAGGTCTTGTTCCCGGAGACAGTGATGTCGTTGCAGTCGTAGAAAATCTGTATTGCATCGTAATTGGCCTGGTCTGAGGCTGGGTTAGGTCCATAGACCGCGTTATTGGTCACGGTTGCCTTTTGGGCACGTACCTTGATTCCGCCCCAGTACCCCTGGACCACGTTGCTGTCGATGACACAGTTATAGCCAGAGCGATGCATGTCGATGCCGCTCTGCCATGAGCCAAGCACCATGTTCCCAGTGACGGTGATGTTATTGGGAACGCCGAACCAGTAATCCTGGCCCGTCCCGCCCGTGCTGCCAGTCGTAACGAAATGCCGGCAATTGATGCAAAAGTTATCGTGAATCCGAACGTTCGCCGTACATCGGTAGACGCCGACGCCGTACTGCGAGCGCTCTTTGATGGAGTCGAACTCGAAGGAGTTACCTCCCACCTCTACCCCGTAACAACTCTCCAATATTATTGGTTGGTTTTCTACTGCCACGAAGCGGCAACGGAGAAACACCAAATCTCTGGCCCAGATGGCCCTCAGGCAGATGTCCGACCTCGAGGCCGATGTCGCATCGTTTACCTCAATCGTGCCCGTGTAGGTAGGCGTCGGTGCTCCAATGGGGTTGATACCCTTACCCTTCACCGTAAGGTCTGACATGCCGCCCGTGACAAACGAGATATTCGCTAACTGCACAGTCCCAAGACCAATGTCGTACGGTTCGACTGTCGGCGTCGTGAAATAGACATCGTTCCCGTCTACCCACTGAACGCGCAGAAACTCCGCTCGCGTCCCGCCATCGTCGATTACGTAGTTCTCCGTGCTGCGAAGCTGGACAATGTCATTCGGCGCGTAGCCGGCGCCACTGGCAACAGTGCACATTACCGCTCCGCGTGCCACCGTAGCCGTTACGCTCTGGACATTAGAGCGCCCAGCTCCCTGCATGAGAAACATGCCGGTGCCATAGGAGTAGTCGGTGCTACCACTGAAGTCCAAGACAGACACATGCATACCTGCCCCCTTCAGGTAGACGCCGTCTGGCCAAGTGATTGGAGCGCCAGAAGAGCCGCCAGCGAGTGTTATCGGGAACACCCCAGGTGGGATTAGCAGTGTCCCGCCACCTCGAGCCGAGAGTGCTGTCATCGCCGCCTGAAGCGTTGCGGCATTGATGACCCCTGATGAGGCAACGGCTAGCCCAGCCTCTCCGCGGACCTCGCCGACTGTGGCCTTACGGGTCACTCCGCCAGAGACGACGGGGACCAAGTCCGACGACAAAAGCGCCACGGTTTGCTCTGATAGCTCAGAGATTTTCTGAGGACGTTCTTGAGCCATCAGGTTTCCAACAAAATAGTTCCGCCATCCTCGGTTAGGATAGGCATACCGCTCTCAGTCAGAAGCATACCAGTGAGCGAACCAATAGGCGTTGCCGGCTCATCGTTGTCGTACGAGCCAGGGTAACGCGGAGGCCTATCGTGGGAATGCGCGGCGGCCTTTGCGCTAGCGACGTTCGCCTTAGTGAGCGCTACGGCGTCCCTGCCCCGACCCTCCTGGGGGCAATTCAACAGACCTTCAAGGTCACGCCACAGATCGGAACGGTTCCAACGTGTGCCGCAGCGGTCGCATAAAGCCGTCCCTCGTTCGCCTTGTCGCCGTCGCTTGCCTACTGTCCGCATGGCCGTTCGCTTTCGCGCGCCCTAAGGGACACTGTTAAGTCGCCGCCACTGGAGAAAGGAGACCGCTCAACCGGGGCTGGTCAGAGCAGAAGTTCTGGAAACACTTGATGGTGGCACTGGGGGAGCCTGGGAACAGAATACCCGTCGCGCTTGCGGTGCCATCAGTCAGGATGGCGCAGTAGTTGTCAGCGAAGACCCCCGTGGCTGCCGTTGCGGTAGCGACCGTGATGCACGACGTGCTGGCCGTCATCGTATTGTCCAATACGTTACGCAAGACCTTGAGCCCGGTAACGGCACTCGTCACGTCGATGAGGCCATTCGCCGCGGTAGCAGAGAACACCATCTCGTTATCCGTGATGCGGACCTGGTCCGACACGCCTACGAGTTTCACTCCATCTGTGACGTTGTGCGTCGCGGTTCCGCGGAAGACGTTTCCGATCAGCTCGAACCGATGGGAGGCTGCCCCAATCTCCAGGGCGATCGTGGCCTTGTTCGAAGCGCCAGAAGCGACCTCAATGTCGCAACCGTAGATACCAATGTCCGCCGCAGTGCTGACAATAGCCTTCACCACGCCGTTCGCCCCCTCCAAGCGGAGACGGAGCCCGGTGATGGTAACGTCCGCGTCATCCAGCACCCATTGGGAACCCGTAGCCGTCCATCGGAACACCGGCATGTTGGAGCCACGCCCGAAACCGACGATGCGCGTTCCTGCGACAAGGTTCGTCAACATCGTCGCGTCAGTAACCGACTCGGAGTGACCAGGGAGAACCGCTACAGTGTCCCCGAGGCCAGCGCGGACCTTCGCCAAGCCGGCAGCCAGTGTCGGCACCAGGTTCGATGCGGTAAACTGGTCGTCGCCGGTTTGAACTCCGGTTGAACGAACGTACGCCGCGATGCGCGACCCCGGAGGGAGCAGCGTAATGCCAAACGGCGTCTTCATGCCAGCCCCGGCAGCAGCCATGGGTAGGTCAGGGCTTAGAGGTGAATCGAAAGGCATGTTGACCTCAGGCGTTGGAGAAGAAGAAGCCGCGGGCGTCCGACCAGCCAGAGGCCCAACGTGCGGACACGCTGTACTTCATGGTCTCGTTGTCGTTCTCGACCCAGCTGTTGCTCTTGGGCTTACGGCGCCACTTGGACTGGATGCCGTTGTCCACGTCGGTGATGACGCCCCAGTTCGTGGTGGTGTTGTTCCAGTACTTCACCGGAACCGGCTTGATATCTAGGTCGTACACCGCGTTGATGGCGGCAAAGTTCCCCGCCTCCGGAGACTTCTCCGAGCCAAGAATCTGCTTCCAGACCGCCCATTGCTCGGTCGGGAAGACAACTTTCTTGATGTCGTAGCCCTCGGTGATGCCGTCGTGACCAGGCAGCTTCATGACGAGGCTTCGGACGGTCGCCAGCGCCAGCGCCGAAGGTGCCATGGGCACCGACAGCGTGTTACTGAACGTTCCGCCACCCGGCATCGTGTGAGCCGCAGAGGCCAGCGGAACACCGTCTCCGCCCACGTATGAGGTGTTCGTGGCGCGAATCAAGATGCTCGTCATGTCGATGTCGAACGTCTTGTAGATGGCGCGGTCGAGGCGCTTGGCCAGTCGGAGCGTCTCCGGGTACTTGTTGTCCTCCATCGCCTCATCAGTGACGATGAGCTTCAGCGCGAACTTGCGAGGGATGTAGCGCTTGAGGAACCCTTCACGAATGGTCCCGACGGTGATTTCCTCACCCTCGTCGGTCTCGGCCGCAAGGCCAGGCCCGCCCATCTCGAGGTCATCGACGTATGCCTCGTCCATCGAGCCGACCTTCATCCACTTCTTGCAGACGAGGGCAGACTCGTTCTCGCCGAGCCGGTCATCCACGATGGAGTCCAGCGTCTCCTTGAAGGAGTTGAAAATCGTTGAACTAAAGATTGTTCCAGACATGGTACCTCAGATACCCAGCCACATGGTGGTAGCGCCAGTGAAGCTCTGCGGGCGGTTGCAGATCACTTCGAGTTCAACGTTCGCCCCCGAGAAGTCCTGCATGCCAACATCAGGGATGCCAACAATGCGCCAGTCCAGGGTAGCCGTGGCCGCGTGCGTGGAGATGTTCAGCTTCGGCAGAAGGGCCAGACCGCCGGAGGCTGCGGTGTGAATGTGTGAGCAGTTCTCACCGATGAACGCCTGGTAAGCGGCCAGCGTCGTGGCGGTCGTATTGTCGTTCACCGTGATGCGCCAGACAGCTGCCTCAGCTGGGATGTAGAAAACCTTGCTCTGAAGGTCGAGGTTCGAGCCGTAGGCCACGCTCGATGGAAGCGCATTGCCGCGGGCGGTCACCGCATTCGAAAACGACGGGTCGAGGTATTGCTTGATGCCGACCACGATACCCAGCACGTCACCAGGCGTGCCGTCCGTTCCAGGAGCCACGTTCACCGCGCCGGAGGTCAACCGGACAATGGGGTCGCCTGGACGAAGAGAGGCAGCTGTTGCCGAGCCGCCAGCGAAAGTCGCGCCGCTAATGCAGAACGCCTCTTCCTGGCTAGCGTGAGCAAAGCCAGAGCGCATGCGCGCCAGCCGGAAGCCGTATTTGACAGGGTTATCAGCCATCAGTCGTCTCCGTTGGGAATCACGGCGACAGAGCCGTTTTCCGCTTCAAATGAGAAGTACTGGCCGCCCTCCTTGGAGCGCAGCTCAATGCGACGGCTGAGGTCAGCAATCGCCTTTTTGGTTTGAAACATGCGCTTCTCGATGAGGTCGGCAGCGTTCTGGCCGCTCTGCCCGTCATCACCGAACTCGTAGATTTCCTTGGCGCGCTCAGCGGTGGTCTGCATAAGGACATGACCACGCGACTCGATCAATTGGCCAGGCTTCAGCGCCTTGCCCAAGCGACCCTTGACGCCACCTTCACGGTACTGCACTGGCTCGTAGCCGATGCCTTCGTAGTACTCGACGCCGTGCTCCTCTGCGGCCTTGTACACCCAAACGTAGCGACGTTCAGGGTCGGGGTTCGTCAGCTCGAAATAAGGCGAGCCGGAATTGATGGGCCGAGGCGACGGGTCTTTTCTTACAGCGGTCTTCTTCGCGGGCATGAGTCTCCACCTTGCCGAGCTGCAACCTGGCTTGGTTTCCCCGGAGACTCAGGCCAACAGGCGGGGACCCTGCGACCGTCAGGCTAACCCTACTGGCAGTAGGGCAACCGATAGAAGCAGGGTATCTTATGACCCACCACGCGGCAACTACTTTCTTGACATTTGCTTCAGGGCAGCCCGCTTGCCGGGGCCGTTAGCCCACTTCTGCCAAGCCTCTCGCGGTGGGAGCTTGTCGTACAGCTCCTCTGCCATCTGCCTCTCTCGCTTGCCCATCTTCACGGCCCCGCCCTCGACATCACCTGAGGCGCCGCCCTGGGCAGACACTCCAGACAGACGGGCTCGAGTCGCGGCGTCGCCATTGGCAGTTGCTCGGCGAGGCTTCATGCCGTACTTGACGCGGGCCTCGTCTAGAATCTTCTCTGCCAAGTCCTCGGTGTCCGGCTGCCCCTCGCCCAGGGCAAGCTGCTGCCAGCGACCAATGGCCCAGTTCCTGGCCTTTTCGTTCTGGAATATATCTGAGTGCTTGGTGGTGAACTCATTCCACTTCCAGCGACGGTACATCTCCTGTTCGTTGACAGGCTGGCGCGAGGCTTCGGCTACGGCTGCCATCTTGGCCGTCTGGAGGGCCTGGGCGCGCTCTTCGTAATACGACTGCTCCTTCTCAGTGAGTCGCCGGCTTCCGGCTACGGACTCGTACTCCTTGTGTAACTGACGAGTGGCAGCGTCGATGTCCCGGAGGCGCTGGTGGTGGGGATTCTCCGCTTGGCGGCTCTGGTCCTGCGGGGTTGCGAGTTGGCGCTGGTGGAGAGCCCGGGCCTCTTGAGCATCACGGCGAGCCTCCTCGGCGGCCTTCTCAGCCCGTGCCGTGCGTTCCTCGAACTCCTTGAAACGATTGCGCTTTTTCTCCTCACGTGAGACTACCGGTACGGCAATCTCCTCGTTCCTGTCAGCAGGCTCCGGCGGAAGCTCTGGCTTCTCTTCAACTTCCTCTACTTCAGAACCCTCAACCTTATTGTCGTCAAACTCATCAGCCATCAGCTGTCCTCCGAGGGAACGCCTTGGGCGGGAGTCCAAGCTTTCCCGGTTTCGTCACAGTAAAAGTGCTCCGTTACGCCATCGACTTCTCGGGCAACAATGCGCGCCTTTCGCGTCTTCAAAGCTTCGGCCAGCTCCTCCGAGTCGAAGATGTCCCCCGAATGCAAGATAACCAGCGATGGTTCCTTGCCGGCAATGGAAGGGAGCCGCTTTCGAAAAGGCGCCGTGTGGGTGAAGTGGACCGTGTGCCCGATATCGACCCCGTGTGAGCGGAGTTCGTCCAGTGCCTGGAGTCCCGCAGAAACGATGATGCCACGGGGGGCCTCGTTGCGTTCCCGGGCCTTGCGTTCGTCCGTTTTGACGATGAGCCCACCGCCGTAGGTCGCC